TGTCAACTTCGCCAGCGCTGCGCCTGATCGGCACTACGCCAACATGCGCACCTACATCTGGTGGCAGATGCGGGAGGCGCTGCGTGCCGGCCTGGCTATCGACGACTCTGCAGAGCTGGAAGAAGAGCTGACAAGCCCGCTGTACAGCCACAACCAGCGCGATCAGGTGGCGCTGGAGAAGAAGGACGACATCAAGAAGCGTATCGGCGTCAGCCCTGACGATGCCGATGCGCTGGCACTGACATTCACGTTCCCTGTGCAGCGCAACCAGCAGGCACAGGGCGATAACGGGACCGGAATGCGGTCCGAATACGACCCCTACGGAGGCAACTGACCATGTGCGGAAGCGCAATCAAGAAGGTCGTGAAGAGCGTTACGGGTGTTCTGGGCATGGATGCGCCTAAAGCACCGAAGCCGCCAAAGGCACCGGACCCGGCGCCCACTGCGGTAGATGCAGGCGTGTCAGCTGCCCGCGAAGATGAGCGCCGCCGCCGCGCTGCAGCCGCTGGCCAGAGCAGCACCATTCTGACCGGCGCTGGTGGCCTGACCGAATCGGCCAGCACTGGCCGTAAAACACTGCTGGGCGCCTGATCAATGGCTCAGTCACTGCGGGATAAGCTGGACGGCCGGTTTCAAGCGCTCAAGACCGAGCGTGCGCGCGGCTGGGAAAGCAACTGGCGCGAACTGGCCGAGTACATCGAGCCACGCACCGGGCGCTGGTGTCTGAGCGATTCGAACAACGGCGAGCGCCGCGACCAGAAGATCATCAATGCAAGCGCTACCTATGCGGCGCGGGCGCTTGAAGCGGGCATGATGAGCGGCATCACCAGCCCATCACGCAAGTGGTTCAACCTGGCTACCCCTGATCCGGATTTGATGGAGTACGGCCCGGTTAAGGTCTGGCTGCATCAGGTCAGCATGGCGATGAATGAGCTGTTCGCACGGTCGAACCTCTACAACGTGCTGCCCACGATCTACGGCGAGAACGGAATCTTTGGCACTGCCTGCATGGCGGCGATGCCTGATCAGCAGGATCTGGTGCGGTTCTACCCGTTCACTGTTGGCAGCTACTACATCGCCAACTCGGCCCGCCTGCAGGTCGATACGGTTTACCGTGAGTTCCGGATGACGGCGCGCCAGATGGCCCAGCAGTTCGGTCAGGAGGCGCTGAGCCAGACCGTCCGAGGCATGCTCGACAGCAAGGGTGATTCCTGGATCGACGTGTGCCATGCCATCGAGCCGAACGATGATCGCGTGTCCGGCCGGATGGACAACAAGAACATGCCGTATCGCTCGGTCTACTTCGAGAAGAACGGCGACCGTGACAAGGTGCTGCGTCAGTCCGGCTTCCGCGACTTCCCGGCCATGGCGCCGCGCTGGAAGCTGAACGGCGAAGACGTGTATGGCACCGGCCCAGGATCGATTGCCATCGGTGACACAAAGGCGCTGCAGCTGATGGAGCGCCGCAAGGCTGAAATGGTCGAGAAGGGTGTTCGGCCGCCGATGATCGCGCCGGAGTCGCTGCGCAACCAGAAGGCGAGCATTGTTCCCGGCGACATCACCTATGTGAACGTGCAGCAGGGCATGCAGGGCTTTGTTCCTGCGCTGACCGTTGACCCGGGTTGGTTGACTGGCATTCGCGGCGAGATTCAGGCAGCAGAGGACAAGATCAATACGGCGTTCTTCGTTGATCTGTTCCTGATGGTGTCGCAGATGGACTCGGTACGCACTGCAACCGAGATCGCTGTCCGCAAGGAAGAGAAAATGCTGATGCTCGGGCCGGTGCTCGAGCGCTTGAACGATGAGCTGCTTGACCCGCTGATCGATCGCACGTTCAGCCTGATGCTGGAGCAAAGTGCGCCGATCTGGGCTGGCCTGATGCCAGGTCGCCCAGCGTTGCCGCCGCCGCCAAAAGAGCTTGCCGGCATGGATTTGCGGGTCGAATACACCAGCATTCTCGCGCAGGCCCAGAAAGCGCTGGGCGTCAGCAGCATCGAGCGCACTGTCGGCTTTGCCGGTAACCTGGCCGGCCTCAATTCCGAGGTGCTGGACAAGCTGGATATGGATCAGGCCGTCGATGAATACGCGGCAATGATCGGCGTCCCCCCGACCATGCTGCGCAGTGATGACCAGATCGCCCAGATCCGCCAGCAGCGGGCAGAGGCGCAGGCCCAGCAGGCGCAAGCCGAGCAGCTGAGCCAGTCCATCCAGGGCGCCAAGCTGTTGTCTGAAACCGACGTGAGCAGCCCTAACGCGCTGACCGCTATCGCCGGGGGTGTCTGATGGCGAATGCCGCCAACAAGGAGCAGCAGGAACGCAAACAGCTGGAACAGAGCCTGCAGCAGCGCCAGGCCGACGCCGACTTTCGCTGGTTGATGGCCGACCCGCGCGGCCGACGCATTGTCTGGGCGTTGATGGGGCGATGTAACGTGTTTTCCCCAGTGTTCAACACGCATGGCGGGGTAATGAATTTCAACGAAGGCCGACGCGATGTCGGCCTTTTTCTTTTGAGCGAGATAAACCGTCTGTGTCCGCATCAGTTCGCGGTCGCAGCGGACGAGAACGCTCCAAAACCCGAAAGCGAGGAAACGAACGATGACTGACTCGACTCAAGCCAGTGGCGCACAGGACACCACCGCCGCGACCCAGGCAGAGGGCGGACAGTCGGAGGGCTCGGTACTGACTCCAGAAACCACCACGCAACCCGAACAGCAAGGCCAGCAGCAGGAAGCAGCCAAGCCAGAGGGTGAGCAGGGCGGCGACAAGGACAAGGCCGGGCAGGACGACCAGGGCAAGCCGGATGCGCCCGCCGAGTACGCTGATTTCTCCCTGCCCGAAGGGGTGGAGATGGATGCTGATGTGCTGACCGAGTTCAAGGGCATTGCCAAAGAGCTTGGTATTTCCCAAGAGGCGGCGCAGAAGCTCATCGACCTTCAGGGCCGACTTGAGACGCAGCGTGCCGACGCCATCCAGCAGGCTCTGGCCGACCAATCGAAGCAATGGGCTGAACAGATCCGTAGCGATAAGGACTTTGGCGGCGAGAACTACGACAGCAATGTCGCCGTTGCCGTGAAGGCCATCGAACAATTCGGTTCACCTGAGCTTCGGCAAGTGCTGAACGACTCTGGCCTGGGCAACCACCCGGAGCTGGTGAAGTTCTGTCATCGCATTGGGAAGGCGCTTTCTGAGGATGGAATGGTCCTTGGCGGAAGCCAGCAATCGGGCCGCAAATCCAATGAAGAAGTGTTCTACCCGCAAGGTAACTGAGTAAACCGAGGAAGCAATCATGGCGACTATTGGAAGCAACGCTCTGACGCTGGCCGACTGGGCTAAGCGCCAAGACCCTGACAACAAGCAGGCTCGCATTGTCGAGATGCTGAGTCAGACCAACGAAGTTTTGACTGACATGCTGTGGCTTGAAGGCAACTTGCCGACCGGTCACCGCACCACCACCCGTACCGGTTTGCCGAGTGGCACCTGGCGCGCTCTGAACGCGGGTATCCCGTCCAGCAAGAGCACCACTGCGCAGGTTGACGAGGCGTGCGCCATGCTTGAAGCGCTGGGCACCGTTGACGAGGCTCTGGCGAAGCTGAACGGCGGCACTGCCGCGTTCCGCCTGTCTGAGAACGCGGCGTTCGTCGAAGGCATGAACCAGGATATGGCCACCGGCCTGTTCTACAACAACAGTGCGCTGGTGCCGCAGCAGTTCCTGGGCCTGACGCCGCGCTACAGCGACAAGGCGGCCAAGAACGGCCAGAACATCATCGACATGGAAGGCAGCCAGAACGCCAATACGTCGATCTGGCTGCTGGTCTGGGGTGACCAGACCGTCCACGGCATCTACCCGAAGGGCTCCAGCGCAGGCCTGGAGCACAATGACATGGGCGTCGAGCTGGTCGATGACGGCACCGGTGCCAAGTTCCGCGCGTTCCGCGATCACTACAAGTGGGATTGCGGTGTCGCCCTGCGTGATTGGCGCTATGCGGTTCGCATCTGCAACATCGATGTCGCGGCTCTGCTGGCCGACACTGGCGGCACTTCGGTGAAGATCATCGAGGCGATGATTCGCGCCGTTCACCGCATCCCGAATCTGCGCATGGGTCGTGCTGCGTTCTACATGAACCGCACCGTGCGTGAGTGTCTGGATATTCAGGCGATGAACAAGGCCAACGTGCAGCTGAAGATTCAGGAGTACGACGGCGAGTTCATCACCAGCCTGCGCGGTGTGCCGTTCCGCACCGTTGACGCCCTGCTCAACACCGAGGCGAACGTGACCTGATTGGTCGCGTTCTCTCCCTCAATTTTCGTAAGGAGATCACAATGATCACTGACAAGCTGAATACCTTCAGTTCCGAGCAGGCGGTAACCGCGTCGGCAGCGTCGACCGATGTTATTGACCTCGGCCCGCTGACTCACGGCAACGACGTTCGAGACATCGGCGCTGGTGAGCCGCTGTATCTGGTCGTCAGCGTTGATGAAACTGTCACCGCTGCTGGCGCCGCTACCGTCACGATTGCCCTGCAGACCGACACTGTCGAGGACTTCGCCAGCCCGACAACCCTGTACACCTCGGCCGCTATCGGCAAAGCTGATCTGGTTGCTGGCCAGCGCGCTGTTGCTGTTGCCGTTCCGCGCGGCGTTGAGCGCTATCTGCGCGCCTACTTCACCGTGGGCACCGGTCCGCTGACTGCTGGCAAGTTCTCGGCCCATCTGGTCAAAGATGTACAGGACGACATCAAGTACGCCAGCGGCTTCAGCATCGCTCAGGCCTGATAGGGGGGGAGCTATGCGAGTCAAAGCAAAAGAGCGCGGCTTTTACGGCTGCCTTCGCGAGCCTGACACGGAGTTCGAGTTTTCCGACAAGAAGCCGGCGACCTGGATGGAGCCGGTCGGCGTGCAGGCGCAGGACTCACAACCGCCGAATGGCACGGACGCTGGCGCCGTAAAGGCGTTTCACGTTGGTGGTGGCCGCTATGGCATCAAGGATGGTGCCGGGGAGCGAGTCGGTGAGTTCACCGGTTCGCAAGCGGAGGCGGAGGCCGAAGCTGCACGGATGAATGGGGCTCAGGACGAGCCGAACCCGGGCGATCTGCCGGACGCTTGATCGACCGCCCTGAATCGGCCCCTTCGGGGGCCGTTCTTTTAAGGATTCCCCATGGCCAGTGTCATCCAGATTTGCAACATTGCGCTGTCGCGTATTGGTCAGAGCGAGCAGATCCAGTCGCTGACCGAGCAGACCAAGGCTGCGCAGCTGTGCGCCCTGCATTACGCAGATTGCCGCGATGAGGTGCTGCGCAACTTCGACTGGCCGTTTGCTGAGGCCCGCGTCAATCTGGCCGACATTGGTTCACCGCCCACCAATTGGGCGTACCGCTATCAGCTGCCGACTGACTGCCTGAAAGCGCGTTACATCACCATTCCTGGCGTTGCGAACCCGGTTGCAGATCAGCGCATCCCGTTTCGCCTGGTACACACCGGTACCGGCCGCGGCATCATCACCAATCAGCCAGAGGCCGAACTGGTCTACACCGTGAAGGTGGAAGACACGACGTATTTCGACCCATTGTTCGTGTCTGCGCTGGCGTGGCGCCTGGCTGCCGAACTGGCGATGGGCCTGTCTGCGCGCCCGGAAGGCTACCAGAACGCCTATCAGCAGCACCTGTTCGTGCTTGGTCAGGCGCAAGCTGTCGCCCTGTCTGAGCAACAGCAGCTGGTGCCGCAAGACTCCGAATTTGTGTCGGTGCGCTACTGATGCCTAGCATGATTCAGCCGTCATTCGCCTCTGGCGAACTGGCCCCGTCCCTTTATGCCCGCGTTGACCTGGCCCGCTATCAAACCGGCCTGCGCCTGTGCCGCAATTTCATCGTTATGCCGTATGGCGGCATCAAAAACCGCCCAGGTACCGTGTTCATCAGCAGTACCAAGGGCAACGGAGCGTCCCGACTGATCCCGTTTGAGTTCAACGACCAGCAGACCTACGTGCTCGAGTTCAGCCATTTGTGCGTTCGGGTCTACCAGAACGGCGGCATTGTGCTGAATGAGTCGGGGCCGGACGTTGGCGAGCCTTTCGAACTGGTCACGCCCTACACCGAGGCGGAGCTGTTCGAGCTCAACTACACCCAGAGCGCAGACGTGATGACGCTGGTGCATCCAGCCCATCCGCCTGCCCAGCTGTCGCGCCTTGCTAACGATGACTGGACCCTGGCCGACATCAGCTTTGTTCCGTCAATCGTTGCTCCAGCCAACCTGGCGGCTACCGTACTGACGGGCGGCAGCGGCGCCACTACCCCATACCGCTACGTCGTCACATCCGTATCGGACGACGAGGTGCCAGAAGAAAGCCTTCCGACCGCATCGGTCTCGATCAACAGTTACGACAACAAGCCCGGGGCAAACCTGACCTGGGATGCAGAAGCTGGGGCCGATTACTACAACGTCTACAAGGACAACAACGGTTCCGGCATCTTCGGCTTTATCGGTCGCGCCGATGGGGTGACGTTCACCGATAACAACATCGCGCCAACCAAGACCGACACGCCACCCAACGGGAACAACCCGTTTGAATCGGCAGGCAACTATCCTGGCGCCGTTGGCTACTACCAGCAGCGCCTGTGCTTTGCTGGCAGTGACAACAGCCCGCAAACCATGTGGATGAGCAAGACCGGCAACTTCAACAACTTCGGGTACGCAACGCCGATCAAGGATGACGACTCGATCACCCTGACCATTGCGTCGCGTCAGGTGCACCGGTTCCGCCATCTGGTGCAGCTGCAGGAATTGCTGGGTCTTACCACTGGCGGCGAATGGGTGTTCGCTGGCGCTGATACCGGACTGACCCCGAAGACCGTTCAGGCCAAGGTTCAGAGCTATAACGGTTCCTCTCGCATTCCGCCGATCATCGTCAACAACTCTGCGATCTATGTTCAGGGGCGTAACTCCGTTGTGTCGTCTCTGGCCTACACCTTCGAGTCTGATGGCTTCTCTGGGGAAGACCTGACCAAGTTCAGCCCGCACTTTTTCCGCGGTCACCAGCTGGTCGACTGGACGTTTCAGCAGGTGCCTGACCGCCTGGTATGGGCGGCCCGCGATGACGGCGTGCTGTTGTGCATGACATTCCTGCCAGAAGAGCAGCTGATTGCCTGGCACCAGCATGTTACAGACGGCGCCGTTGAATCGGTGTGCTCGATCGCTGAGGGCGATGAGGATGCGCTGTATCTGGTCATCAAGCGCGAGGTGAACGGCAGCACCGTTCGCTACGTTGAGCGGATGGCGTCACGCCAGGTCAGCAACTCAATCGATGGCTACTTCGTTGATTGCGGCCTGACCTATGACGGGCGCAACGCTGAGCCAACGCACCAGCTGAAGCTGACTGGCGGCGTTGAGTGGAAGTACCCAGAGCAGCTGACGCTTGAGGCTATCGGCCATTCATCGTTTACCGGCGCTCTGATTGATCGGACGCT